TCAACAGTACCACCACCCATTGCATTGGCAGCATCTACAGCAGCTTGAATGGCGGCGGCATCGTTTGTTACACCATCACCTACGGCACCAAAATCCATTACATTTAGAACAGCACGTTGGTTTAGTAAACGCTGTGTGGTAGCAATAGCACCAGTGTTTGTTCTTTTATCACCAATTAAAGCTGTACCTTTACCAGTGGTTGTAGAACTTAAACCGCCTACACCACCAAGGTCTGTGTAAACTGCGTCATTAATGTCATTAAGCCAAGTAGGTTCAATTACTGTGCCATCAATAAAAGTTGTATCACTCAAAAGAGTTCTCCTTTAAATAAGAAATAGCTGATGTTAGGGTAGAAAAATCTTCATTAAACATAGCGATTCCTACATTACATTTATTACATAGAAGACCTCTAATTTTACCGGTTGTATGGCAATGGTCTACAAAAAGATCAATTCTTTGTGCTTTGGTTTTCCATTCTCGATTAGCTTTCGTGGAACCACAAATTTTGCAACTATAGTTTTGGATTACTAACAAAGATTCATAATCTTCGACAGATAAATTATAAGTACGTTTTAAATGTGCTTTCCAAGCAGTGACTCTATATTTTTCAGAAGTTCTATACTTATCCTGTGCTTGTTTGGCCTTTTCTTTTTTAGTATCAGCCATTATACGTTCCCTACGTTAAGATCCATTGTTAGTCCCCACATACGGAAGGGATAATTGTCTGTATATTCTATTTTCCAATTACGAGAACGAAACCGTCCACACTGTGTAATATAAGGATTGTTTGTTGTTACTTGTAAATTTCGCGGAGAAGTAAAAGTATTACCATCATCGTCTGACCAAGAAATTTGAGCGTATGTTTCTGGACCTCCTGTGGCTGGGTAATCACAATATAAACCTACACGAGAACAGGATTTCCAATTAAAGGTATCTGAAGTATAATCAGCAGTTGTGTATGAACAGGTAAAATTAACACCGTAATCTTGGTAACTAGTATTACTAAGAGTTGAAATAGTAGTAGTTGTGCTTAGACAAATCAGGGGATTCTGTTGAGTAATGCTGTTTACATTCCATACTGCTTGTACAATGGGAAGTGCATTGGTCTCTGAGAAAGGTTCCCATTTACTCCAAAGTTTAGTATCTAAATCATACACTAAGAAAATACCAGAGTATGGTTGATTGAAGATATAAAAATGATGTCCCATCATTGTTAAACTAAAACCATTCATATGACCTAACCCCTTAGAAGTTAAGGCATTTAGACCAGCGTCTTGTAGAATACGATCTACCCAGGAGTTAGAAATAACTTGTAAACTTTCTCCTGTTAATTCATAAATTCTATTTCCTTGATTTTGTAAATTCCCTGAGAAAAATAAAGAATCACCAATGGTGCATATATTACTAGTTAAAGATACTGATTTATAAAAAGACTCATTTCTTCCTAAAGGACTTCCTGAAAGATTTGCAGCATCATAAAAGAATTCAATACCATCTCTTCCAAAACAAACAAGATAATTTTTAACTTTGGCCAAAGCTACGGCATAATCAGGATTGATTTCAGCAGTAGCATAGTTACCCGCAGTCCAAGATGAAGGATCATCTAAGTCAGAGTTATAGATATCACCAGTATCTCTTTTAATTACAAAAAGATAACCATCTAGAAAAACAATAGATGGATATGTGGTTCCTGGATAATCCGCATCTACTACCTTTGTACTTGTACCAGAACCTACCACATGATACCAAAGCTCAGCTCCATTATTAAAACAAATATAACGAGTTCCAGTACTAGTTAAAAAAGCACAAAAACCTACAGAATTAATATAAGAAGTTTCTGTCCCAGTAATGGTAGCAATTTGAGTTAAAGTAGTAGTAACTACATTGTATGAAAATACTTTATTTTCTGTTGACCAGTAAATATAATTAGACGAAGAATCTTGAAAATAACCATTTACTAAACTAGAAGAAGAACTCTTATTTAAATTAATAACAGAATTATAGAAACCAGGACGTTTGACTAACACCATCGAACGAGTTTGATTCTCATTACTATTACGTTCAAAGAACATATTAATAAGTTCAGGATCTCGATGTTGTCCAAAAGTACTGCTACGTAACCAAGAGTTTTCAGTAAATTCTATGTCCACAGTACGATAGGTACTATTTTCAGGAGATTTAGTGAAAGCCATTACCAGCGCACCTCAGGTTGAAAGAAAATAGATCCATCTTCAAAAGAATTATCTTCTGCTGTCTTTAAATAGGTTTCAGCTTCTTTAATAAGAAGGCTTCTATCTTGTAAAGGAATACCATATTCAGGAGCAAGTCGAACAGCAAGGTTATAGATAATAGCAGATACCCATTCTTCTGGAAAATCTGCAGTGTCTGTAGAAGAACTAAAATATTCTAATGGACGCAAATAAGTCAATTGAATAGTAACATTAGTAGCTGAGTAATTGTCTGGTGTAGGCCACAGTTGAACCACACCCATATTCATTTTAGGTTGATAAGTAATTTGAATAGGAACACCACTACTATTAGAAGGCAAACGATTAAAGTTTGAGTTAGCAATAATATCCATATCAACACGTGTAGAAGAATTAGCGTCTAGACGAATAGCCTGGAGCAAATGAAGTGGGTATGGAGTATTAAGAGTTAATCCAGTACCAATATTATAAGAACTAATACCATCGACAAGTGTCATAGTATAAGTAGTTCTTTGAAAGATCTGTAAACCTTTTACACGAAGTTCCCCTACAAGACCATTGAGCTTTACTAAAGCATTGGTATACTCTGTAGATGTAGGTGTTTGATCTAAAGCCAATACACCTAACGTCCGCAGAGCAGCATCAATGAATTGATATTGAGTAAGCTGATTAGTTGTTACGCCAGAAGTACTCATCGTGGTTCATGTCCATTTGTATTTAAATCATTTAAGATATTATAAGGAATTGCATCATTTCCTGCTTGAGCACAACCAGCAGCGGCAAGACCGGCATATCCACTAGAAGAAACAATGTCGCAAGAACTACCAACAAAAATAGGATCTCCATCTTTATTGACATAAGTAGGAACTGCTGTTTCTCCACGAATCTTAATCATCAATTGAGGGTGTTTAGGTTCCCAACATGACTGACAAACATGTAGCCCAGTCCACTCCTTCATTATTTCAGAAGAAGGATACCAGAAGCCACAGCGTTGACAGCTATACTTCCAATTACCAGGCCATTTTGTTTTCTTCATTCTTTATCTACTTTACCTTTTAAAGAATTTTGAATATCTTTTAATGCATCCATAATAGGACGAAGAGAATCTTGTAGCCGGTCATAACGAACATAGTCAGAACCAATACGAATCTCTAATTCTGTTAAGTCCACTCGAAGGGCCTGGACTGCATCCCACATTTGTCGAGCAAACCAACCAAGTACACCTGTAGCAATAGAAACAACTGCTAAAATAATTTCTGTTACGCTAATGTTGTCCATTATGAACCAACTCCTGTTAGTGGTAATCTTGTCGTAACACCAGAACCACCAGATCCTGCAGATCCAGAAGCCGCTAATGTGTCATTGTTATTCGTTCTTGCGATAGAACTTAAAATTGTCGTTGATCCACTAGAGGATACAGTATCATTGTTATTTGTGTAAGTTAAATTTCCAACTGGAACAGAACCTGCACTACCGCTTGCTGATAAAGTATCATTGGCGTTAGTTGTTGAACTTGTTCCGACAACAGTACTAATAGCGGCGGCTGCCGAGGTATCATTGTTATTGGTCCTTGCGAGTGTACCACCACCAACTGGAGAACCAGAAGCTGCTAACGTGTCATTAGCGTTTGTCCTGGCTAACGTTGAAAGAATACCAGTATTACCAGCAGCACTTGAAGTATCATTGGCGTTAGTTCTAGCAAGACTTCCATCAGCAGCACTACCCACACTACCGGATGCGGCCAGAGTATCGTTAGCATTAGTCCTTGCAAGTGTACTACTAGGCCAAGTGTTGCCACTAGCAGCTAGTGTATCATTTGCATTAGTGCGCGCTAGAGAGCTAGGAGATACAGGTGTTGCTGAAGCAGCGCTTGTATCATTTGCATTAGTTCTAGCAAGAGTGCCAGTAGGTGTAGTATTTGTGGCTGCTGGAAAGAACCAGTTAAACCATGTTGTAACTAAATCTACGTTATCTTTACTAGGAGTTCTATTAGAACTTGTCCTAATAAATTTAACTGCATTAGCTTTAATATTACCAATACGCCTAGTGGTCCGCTGGTCTTCTGCGGAATGGCCAGCCATTTAATTACCCCTGTGTTTCTGTATATGTTCCTGAAACAACTGTTGCAGTAGTGGTGTTTGGCACAAACACAAGCCAAGGAACTGTACCGTTGTAGATACGAGTACCTAGCCCAGTTAAGGAATCCATTGATGCAGGAATAAGTGCCTGAGTATTAATAGAACCTAACACACGATAAGCAACAAGGTTAATAGTACCTGAGGTCCATGTAGCACTTAGAGTCAGTGATTGTACTGACCGAACTCCAGTATCTCCAGCCGCTAGACCAATAAAATACGTAGCACCAATTGCGCTAGATGCTACGGTGGCGATGATGTTTGTTGCAGTTTTACCTGCCGTGCCTGCTTGATTAGTATAACTAATCGTAATAGTGGGAGTACCTGCACCAGTTGCAGCAGATACTTCTACAGCAAGCATCACTCCTAATCCAGTTGTAGCTGGGGTATCATCAGTTCCACTCGTAGGACATCTAGATGGCCAAGTAGGAGTAGTTGAGTTCTGAGCAGCAGTGGAAGTAATTGTGTAACCACCATTGTGCCATAGGCGATCTAACACAAGCAGTTGTCCTGCCTGTGTAGTCATTGCATCTAGATATGCTAAATAACTATTACCAGAAGCTGGGTCATAGTGAGGAATAGCCCCGTTAGGAATAGTGGAACTAGACGACAGCACTACGCCATTAAGTGTAGTGTCAAAAGAACCAGCACCAGGAGCACCTGCCAATGACCATAGTGAAGCGGGCCTGCCCGCCACAAGAGTGGCTGTCACAGACTTTGCAAAACGCATTGGTGGACGAAGACCTGCAAAGACTCCATCCAGTGTAGTAATAGCCATTTTATGGGTTACCCTCAGTAATCACAAAACTAGAACAAGATACAGGTTGTGTTGCTACAATGGAAGTAGTCGTCATGTTCATATCTGAACCAGATGTACTGATTGAGAAGTCAATAACGAATGTACCACCAGATGTAGTCACACGACCCCAGGTAGCAGTACCAGTGGCATCTGCACTTGAGTCTTGTGTAATAGCATTAAACGTAAGTACGCCAGCAGCCGCAGCCGGCGCTGCGGTAGCACTAAGAGCAAGCTGTGCTAAAAGTGTAGTTGCGGTACCACCAGAAGCTGGACGAGTACCATCATAGATACGCAGTAGGCCAGAAGCACCAATAGCACTGGTGATCTGATCCAGCATACCATTACGGACTGTAGTTGAATATGCGAGTGCCATACTTACCTCTTGTAATCTGGCATTTTCTCAACAATTAGCTTTTCAGCCAATGCTTGAGCTTGTGCCTTTGTGGGAGCAGCCACCGAATGATAAGTGCGATGATCGTGTCCATTGTAACCAATAAAACGAACTTCAGCTACCCAATCACCCTCAGGTTGTTCAAATAGATGGATTTCCCAGTACACAATATACTTGGATTTGGGATAATCAATCACTAGAAGACCAGCGTCCTTAGGAACTACTGGAGCAGCCTTTACAGCTTTTTCAACTGGCTTTTCTTTTCTCCAGAAATTATACCAAGCCATAATTAACTCCGATCACCAAGTACATAAATATAACTAAGCTGGACGCCTACAGCAGTGGCACCAGTAAGGTTTGTGTTGAGTGCTTCTCCAATAGCGGTTTGCATCCAACCATGTTCATTGAATGGTAGTACTAAACCACCATTGATACCAAGAGCAAACGTAGCAGAAATATCTGTGGTGTTTGATTGGAATTTGACGTTATTAGCGGTACCACCATTTACCAGTGCCATACCTAAAACGCGAATAGCCGCTCCTGCAACAGCAGCAACGGCGACAGTATTACCAATAGCAGTGGGGTTTGAAAACCCAGTAACGTGCGCCGTGCGAAGGGGCGCTGTACGAACTACATGTGATCCCATTGTATCTCCCTAAAGAGGTAAAAGAAAGGCCCCCGGGAAGAGGGCCCTTCAAGATTAGTCGTCTACACCTTCTTGACCACCAGGCATAAAGTACTCAATTGCTACATAACCAGTACCACCAGCGGTAGAAGTACCGACAGCATAAGTACCAATTAAAAGCTGATCTTGCGTCAGTTTTGTAAATACGCCAGTACCCGTGGCAGCACCAGGGTTTTGTAGGCCTGTACCAGCAGTGGTAAGGCTATAAGCGTTTAGAATTGAAGTAGTTGCACCTGACCAGCCAAGGTTATAAGATGCGTTACCAGTGACAGCCACAGCATCTTGGTAGACGTGTACGCCACAAATAACAGCATCTTTTGGAATAGTCATCTTAGCGGTCGAACTGTCTGCACGATTAATTTTCATAATCTTGCAGATTAGATCACGACCCTTTGGATAACTTAGTCCTACTTGAGCAGCAGTAAAAGTTGCCATAATTAAATTTCCTTTAGGTAATTGATTGCAGTAATAAGAGTATCAATATTGTCTTCAAAAAGGCCTAGCCCGCGGTTACACTTCATACAAAGTAAACCGCGAACTTTACCAGTTTTATGGCAATGATCGACAGCAAGAGCAAAAGGAAGACCAGATCTAGGATCTATTTTAGTTTCTCTTTGTTTACACAAAGCACAAACTTCTCCTTGTGCTTCAAGTAAAGAATAATAAAACTCTAAAGAAATATTAAACTTTTTCTTGAGATCAATTTGCTTCATTTTTTGAGGGTTCTTTTTACGATATTCCCTCATATAATCAGCAAATTTTTCCTTGCTATCTCTTACTGTCATCAGGCACCTGGGCTTCCGTAGATGGCACGGGGATCAGTCCAGCCGAAGCTGTAGCGAGCACGGGCCTTGTACTTGGCGTTCTCTGTATCAAAGTCTTCGTCCATAGTGAACTCGTCACCATTACGCTCAAAGTACTTCAGACCATTCTGAACGTCAGTGCGTAGGAACCAGGCATCGGGGTCAACCAGATAATGGTTAACAACGACTTCTGGAATCATACCCATTGTCTTCAGGGCGTTAGGATCGTTTAGGTCAGTACCAGTACGACCATCAGCCTTCAGGATACGAGTTGCCTCGAACATGAGTTCCTTGGGGATGATGAGAGTCTTGGGACGAACAGCGATCTTTAGACCACGGTCATTGGTGAAACCAGCGATATCAATAACAGCTTGTTCCAGGCTAGCTTCTGAGAGGTCAACAGCAGCAGCAACACCGTTGGTGAATGTACCACCAGCAATGTTGGGGTGGGAGGCAGAACCACCACCACCGGCTGAAGCAATCAGAGTAGAACCATCACCACCTGTGTAGGCAGTGTTGAACGCACGGTTGTAAACGTTAGCACCAACGATTTCCTTTGTCTGACGCATTGAGAAAGCCAGGCTTTGGGCCTTGAGCTTACCAACTACATCATACTGGTCGTCATCATAAATCTCACGAGTGATGATAAAACCAAGGGCATACA